CAATTAAAATATCGTCAACATCAGCACAGGTTGCATACACAGCGCCAGCAAATAACGGTGGAGCATCAATTTCTAGCTACACAGTTACATCAACTCCTGGCAACATTGTTGCCACTGGTTCAACATCACCAATTACTGTACCAGGATTAACACCAGCAACTTCATACACATTTAAAGTTTTAGCTACAAACTTTGTGGGCGATGGTCCAGAATCATCAGCAAGTAATAGCATAACTACAGACGCCACAGATGTTTTTGTTCCTGGGGCGCCAACAGTTGGTACCGCTACAAAAACGGGTTCATCAACTGCAACAATTGCGTTTACTCCGCCAGCATCAAATGGTAACTCACCAATTCTTGGCTATATTGCTACTTCAACTCCTGGTAATATTATTGCATCAGGATCATCTTCTCCTATTGCTTTTACAGGATTAACTCCTGCAACACATTACACATTTAAAGTAGCAGCAATTAACGCAGTTGGAACTGGACCACAATCTGCTGCAAGTAATATTGTAAACACAGACAGCGCTCCACCAGGACCACCAACAGTTGGTGTTGCCGCAAAAACTGGCGCAACTACTGCAACTCTTACATTTACTCCTCCAACAGTAACTAACGGGCAGACCGTTATTGGGTATACAGTTCAATCAACTCCAATCGGAGGAGTTGGTTCAGGCGCTACATCGCCAATTCTTATTACAGGTCTGACTCCAGCAACTGCTTATACCTTTAAAGTTAGAGCTATTACAAGTTCTTCTGAGGGAGAGCAGTCGGCATCTAGTAATATTATTGCAACCGACTTTGGTAGTTCTGCTAATTATGCTACATTATCAAATCAAATTGAAACAATTAAAACAAAAATTAATGCTTTAACTTCCACAGCTTTAAATGCAGAACAGATTTTGTATGTATCAAAATCTTTAGTTACTTTATCTGAAGCTCTTGGAGTAGAAGACGTTGTAGAGGCTACTGCAAACGCAATTGAAAGAATTGATGACGCAGGATCAGCAACAATTGCCCTTGTCAACGGAACAGCAAATGGAGCAGCAGTATCAAATTTGTCAAGCAAATATACTACTCTTCAAGCAACTTACGATAATTTAAATCCTAGAGTTACTTCTTTAGAGGGAGTAATTACAAATCAAGAATCAAATATTGCAACGGCTTCAGCATTAGCTGCAAGCGCTGGATACAATACCTGGCAAGTTTTAACTTCTAATAAGCTTTTGGTAAACAGAGATAGAGTTTTTGTTAATACCCCAGCAAACGGTGGAGGGGTAGGCGGATTAACTTTAACACTTCCAGCTGGTCCTTCGTTAGGGTTTGTTATAGAAATAATAGATATTTCTGGAAACGCATCGACAAACTTCTTTACAGTAGCCAGAAATGGTGAAAAAATTCAGGGCGTAGAAGAAGACCTTATCTTTAACGTAAACAATAAAGCTATGAAATTAATATATGCAAATACTGCAACAGGATGGAGAATCGCATAATGACATCACTAGACACGCTTTTAACATTATCGTCAGGACTTAAAGCATCCGAACTAGCGACGCTTGGAGTAACTGGAGCATCTCTCGGTATTACCCCAGCATCTCTTGGCGTTGTAGACGCAGAATCAAGAATGTTTAGAGAAGTTACAGATGGCTCACGTCGTCCGTACATGATTCCTACAATTACAACAGTAAACGAAAGATATCAATCGTGGTGGCAAATTTGGTCATCTGGTGAATCTTGGACTGGTTACTACAACTACCTAACTGGAACAACTCAGGCGGACTGCGAAAGAGCTTTCTGGTTCTCTCTTGGAACAAATACTAGACAGAATACCGTAGGATATGCAACAAGCTCATTCGACAATAACAGACTAATTTATGCAAAGAACTCTGTTGTTGGAAACGACGATGTGCACATTGCACATCAAAGAAACTCTTCATATTCACCATTTAGACTAAGAACAATGTTTTTAAGAAATTTCCATCCAACTCAACAAAAATCAGTTACAATGTACGGTCACTACTCAAATTATTGGTCATCTGGACATGACGGATCTGGCGTAGCAATTGGAACTCCAAACACTAGCGGAAACTACAATACCGTAACAGATATTAACTGGACAGTTCCTCAAAACAGAACTGGTGGAAACTCATATTATGAGTGGTCATGGACCGTAACAATTCCTGCAAAGACAACTGTAGTTGTAGTACAAACTAATACAATGTATTACTGGCAGTCAGGTTATGTTGCTTGGTACCTAGACTCAAATATGTTCTATGACCTACACACTACATTTTCTGATTTCTGGATTCAACCAGATCTTAAAATGACTCATGCAGCACATACATACAATGATCAATTAAACGAATTTAATATAAAAAGTTCTTGGAGAATATGGGCCAGAACTGCAGAATTGTTTGGTAACCGATAATGAGATATATAAAATTTGATGAAAATAATATCCAGGAGCAGTCGATGCTTGCTGAAGAAAACCCAGGCAACGGTTGGTATGAAGTTGCAGAAGATATAGACGGAAAGATATTTAAATTAGTATCTGGAGCTCCAGTTGTTATGACTGAAGAAGAAAAAGACGCATATTATCTTTCATTAAGAACAACTTATTCATATGCTAATTTAAGATCAGAAAGAAATGAAATGCTAATGAGATCAGACTGGACTCAATTGCCAAATTCGGGTTTGTCAGAAGCAAAAGTAATAGAATGGGAAACCTACCGACAAGCGCTTAGGGACCTTCCAGAGACCATGACGGAAGACCTAGAATATACCCTTCCAGAGGTTCCAGCATAATGAATTTTATGATACAATATTCTAAAGGAGTAAACAAATGACAGCATCTTTAACCGCACAAATTGAGCTAGCAAAGACAAAGATTAATGGTTTGTCCGCAGCAACGCTTACACCACAAGACATCGTATTCTTGGCTAAATCCCTTGAATCCCTTGGAACACTTTTAGGAGTGAACGACATTGTGGCAATAACAAATACAAAAATTTCAGAGATAACAAATGCATCTAGCGGACAGGTTCAAACAATCACTAACGCTGGATCTTCTCAGGTAAATGCTGTAGTTACTTCTGGAAATCAGCAAATAGCATTAGTAAATGCAGCAGTAGATAACTATAATCTATTCGTAAACATGGGAGTAATATAAAATGGCACAAATAAGTTTACCAGCAAGACTATTCGGCGGAAGCGTTACAGCAACTGAGGCTCAGGTTTATACTGTCCCAGCAGGAGAGACAGATGTTATTACGTCTGTTACACTATGCAACGTTACCGATGTAGCACAACAAGCAAGCGCAAAATTGGCAGGTATTTTCTTCTTCAAGAATATTGATTTAGCACCTCGTCAAATCACAGTCATAGATGTTAAGCAGGTTTTAAATGCAGGAGACGCAATTGTTCTTCAGGCAGCTAACGCAAACTCTGTTACAGCATTCATTTCTGGCGTTAAAATAACAACAATTTAATTAAAGATATTTAGGAGAAATAAAAAATGGCAGTTGCAAATACAGTTACGCAAATTGTTTTACCTGGTATAGACAAGGTAGTACAAGACCAGACAGTCGCAGCATTAGCAGCGAATCCAACAGTTGCGGCAATTATTTCAAATCTTGCACAGAGCGGAAGCACAGCACAACTAAATGCAGCAATTGCAAACGCAAATGCTGTTGTATCAGATCTTCCTTCTGTAAACGCTCTACCAACATTTGCAACCTATTCATGCCGAGACAACAGACCTTATTGGAATATTTACAACAGTAAATTGCAACCAATTGACGCAGGAAGCCAGCACACCGACTCAGAGCTTTGGGCACCATGGACTGGATGGAACTATACAAACTCACACATTAACTCAAGCACAGTAACCACATCTTGGAGTCAAGCAACACCATTCCAACAGGCAGACGGTCACTGGATGATGAGACTTAATGCTGGTAACAGAACTTACACCGCAGTAAATCCTGACGTAATGCAATCTTATATGCCTTACTTTGGTGTAGTTATTGGTAAGCGAGGAATTAGACAGAACTTTTCTCTATTTTCCTCAAATGAAACATTAAGAATTATGGAGCGTGGAATTGCTGAGGGTTATTACGAAAATATCAACCTAAACAATTCTACATACTCTACTTGGGTAAGCGGAACAACTTACGGTTCAGCATGCTATAACGATAGAACTAGAACACTTGTAGTTGTGGCGGCAAAAGACGGATCTAATAACTACAGAATGCATGTTTGGAAAAATGAAGGAACAGATAGATCTTTAAATAGCGATAACTACTACCCAGGAACCCTCGCTGCTTTCTTAAGAGAAGCAAAAACAGGACTGCTTGATGCAGGCCAAGGTGCAGGAGTTTGTAGCTACGCATTTTATGATTTCCAATGGCAGGCTAACGGATCTCAAAGCTATGACGAGTCAAGATACCGCATGCGTGTTGTAGCAGGAGACAACGGAATTATCGGAATGGCTAGAATGGTTCCATCAAATGCATGTAACTATGCAACATATAATCCAGCAACTCAGCAACTAGTAACATCTTTTAACACAATTGGATTAACAACTTCGTATGGAATTGAGCAGGGTCAGAGATACGGAATGAGACACAACATTACCTGGGATAATAACTGGGTAGCAGCATACTCTGCATATTACTATTATGGATCAGGAATGAACGTATACTTTATTGATACAAGAGATCCTAGAAATTATTTTACTGGACAACAAGGAAATAGCCAGCAAGGATGCCAGCTAGTTCCATACCAAGAAGATAAGTTCTTGTTCAACAACTCTACTCACAACGTAGACAACTACTATGGCTTAAGACTATTTATTATTGAGCCAGAAGCAGCATTGCAAGGAAGAACTACAAGCGGAACTATAACTAATGGATCTTCATTAGTTATGGAAGCAAACGCACAGTGGGGTAGATTTGATACAGATTACACAAGCACAAATTACCCAGGGCTCCAATCATTGGCGCACTGGACAAGAAGAGTATAAGGGGAGAAAAAAATGAAATTTAATTATTATGGTGGAGTAGCATCTTTTCATGAAGATGGAGAGTACGAAACAGACATCGTTACATCTTTGCCTCATAGACTATCAGTTGTTGACGGAGTTGTTGTTGACAAATATCCAGGAATGACAGATAATGAAGTAAGAATTGCAGATCACGAAGCAGCGCTTGAGCGTGTAATACAAGATCAAGCCGAGTGGGATGAATTGTCAGATGAAGTTAAAAGAAATGTAGAGCGCCCAGCAGATTTGCCTGAGCTAGATCTACCAGAAGAGGAATAACATGCCAATTACACAGACCCCCAGTTCAGTAGTCCCAGCACTTTGGACCTACACATACCTTCAAGCTCCAATTAATGGACAAGGAAAGCCATACTTTAATATTCCAGCACAGTTCTCTAATTTGGGAACTAAGTCAAGCGGAACCCTTACCCTAGACTTAGCGGCAGCAAACGTTTTTAAAGTAATTGCTGGAGGTAATTTTACAGTAGCATTTTCAAACATTGCAGCCACAACAAACGTAGCGCAATTTTGGCAAATGGAAATTAAGTCTGGTGGATCATACACTATAAATTGGCCAGCAGGAATTGTATGGGATGGTGGCGGTGCCTCAAACATTCAGCCAGTTCTATCACTTGATACAACAGTTTTAAATTTTTATACCAGAGATAATGGAACAACTATTTTTGGATCATACGCATTTTCAGATTTAAAAATATAACACAATAGGAGAAAAAAGTGGCAATATCTACAATATCATCAAACAGTACTTCAATAGCACTACCAGATCTAGACCTATCGGTTTTTAATAACCTAAATGCTGGACTAAATACAAGCCCTCAGATGCTTTCTATTCTTTTGTCATCTTCAGCAGCACTAAGTCTAAATGCTTCCATTGCTCAAGTAGATTTAATTGATGATAATATTAAAAATAATGCAGTTACAAAAAATCCACCACTTCCTACTTTTGGTTTATATACAAATAGATCTAACGAGCCAGCATTTGTTACTTACAGCAGCAACATGCAGCCTATGTACGGCGGATATTTAAACTCAGATACAGAAGGTCAAGACTGGCCCGATAGAGGTGCAAGATATACAAATACTTCACAAGACTCTAGAGGTACAGGACACTCTTCAGTAAAAGGAACTAACTACCAGCAAGCCGAAGGTAACTGGCTTGTACAGTTGCCAGGACATGCCCCTGCTTCAGGGTCTGATGGTCAGTTCATGCATTCAGTTTGGTATAACTACGTTCTTGAGCATTGGCCATTTTTTGGTATCATAACTCAAAAACCAGGAATTCGTCCAAGACAATCAATTTACTACAGAAACTCTCAACTAGGAATGTATCCTAGAAGCGGTACTGCTCCACTAGAACTAGTTAACATGAGTGCAACATATGCAACATGGGCTGGATTTAATACTGGATATACAGCTATTAATTACAATGCTAGAACTAGCACCTTAGCGGTTTTAGAGCCTAGAGATAACTCTAATAACTATAGACTTCACGTATGGAAGAATGCTGCTCGTGATTTAGACCCAGAGAACTATACAGCTGGAACAATGCACAGATTTTTGCTAGAGGCAAAAACTGCTGGCACACCAACAGCATTAACACAATCAGCTTATTATTACTACAATGATTTCCAATGGCAATCAAACTCATCACAAAGCTACGACGAGTCAAGAAGAAAAGCATATATAGTTTTGGGAGATAATAACGTACTTGGAATAGCAAGATTTGTTCCTTCAAACATAACCCACTATGCAACATTCCAGCCTAACTTTGCAACAACTTCTGGAACTTTAACAACCTTGAGTGGTCACGGAAATACAACCTCATATGGAATTGAACAAGGAAATTACTACGGTATGCGCTACATGGCAACCTGGGACAATAACTGGGTTGCAGCTTATGCACCTTATTACTACTACCAGTCAGGAATAAATGTTATTTTCTTTAATACCCAGGATCCTACACGATACTATATTGGACAATGGGCAAGCACATCATGGGGAGCACAACTTGTTCCTTTCAAGAAGGATAAGTTTGTTTTCCACGCAGGAAGCTCTAACAATGACGGAAACGTAGGATATAGACTATATGTTGTTGACCCAGCAGGAATTCAAAAATATGGAAGAGATTCTGCGGGAAACGTTTACTCGAATGGCGCAAGCATTGACCTGTTTAAATCAACATTCACGTACTCATTTGATTCAAGATATCAGTCTACAAACTATCCAACACTGGTTCCAATGAATGAATGGACTCACGGCTAAAATGTACTATGCGATACTTAATTCAGACACAATAGAAAGATCTGGAACCCTTCAGACTTTATTTCCAAATACTTCTTTTCCGCTTACAGGTCCAAACGAAGACTTTAAAGAAGAGAATAACTTAGTTGAAGTTTTAGAATATTTAGAGCATGACTCAGAAAAACAAAAAATGATATTCTGTGATCCATACTTCCTAGATGGTTCTGTTTACAGAGTTGAGCTTGTAGATTTTACTTCAGAAGAGCTAGAATCAAATTTAGCTGGTATTGAAGAGTTCGAATCCTTGCAGGAGGCATAATGTTAGAATCACAGAGATCTTTATTTAAAAGAGCAAGATATAGCCAATTTGGTTTACAACTATGGCTAGATGGAACAGCTGTAGATAACTTTGAAGTAACACCAGTTACAAACAAGTGCTTTTTGGCAAAGGATAGATCTCAATATCAAAGAAACTTTGTGCAAGCAACATCAACAAATCAGCCAACATATGTCTTAGCAGCAATAAACTCATTGCCAGCTCTAAGATTTGACGGCGTAAATAACTTTATGACATTTGTAGATCCAACATTGTCATGGCTTGCAAATACATCTTTTACATTTTTCTACGTTGCAACTAAAACAGCAAAAACTGGTACATCATTTGTTATCGGCGGACAGGGAGTAGCAACAAGATCAAACCTAGCATTTGGTTATACTATTCCAACATCATCTAGAGCTGTTTTTGGAAATGATGATATTAACGCTATCGTACCAGCAGTAACTCCTGGACAGCCAGAGCTTTATGCTATTAGATATGATAATTTAAATAACAGAAGAGAAGTTAGAAGAAACGGCGTTACCGTTGCCCTTGGAGCTTCAGATGGCGCACCATCAAATATGACAGGACAATCAATTGGAAGATATTTATCTACATATGGCCAATTTGATCTAGGCGAAATTATTATTTACAACAGAGCTGTAAGTGATTATGAAATGGGTCAAGTTGAAAGAGACCTTATTTCTAAATGGACTATCGTCTAAGGAGAAAAAATGGCATATGAACCACAAAGATTTGTTGGGCCTTTAATACTCACTCAGCTTGCAACTACACCACTTAAGACTTTTGCCAATAAGGCAATTATAAAAAATATTATAGTTTCAAATATCTACAATGGAACATTGAAGTATTCTATTTATGTAGCCCCTTCTGGAGAAGATGCACAAAATTATAACAAGGTGTTTCCAGATATGACAGCCGCAGAAAAAGATATTATTTCCCACGATGTGACAATAGTCGTAAATCCAGGAGATAGAATTTTTGCTCAGGCTAGTATTCCAGGCGGTATTCTTCTTACCATTTCTGGCGTAGAAGTTGTTTCTTAAATACTACTTTTTAAATGTAGTATAATAGAATTATGAGTTATCAACTTAAAGTAATCAAAGATCATCCCATTGGCTTCTGGCCACTTGAGGAAAGCTCTGGTACAGTTGCTGCAGATTCATCAGGGTGTGGAAATAATGCGACTTATGTAGGCTCTCCCGCATCTAATATGCTCCCTTTAGTTTCAGGCGGAGGATCAGGAACAAAGATAACCAATCTATCATATATAACAGTGCCAATTACAAAAAATTATTACGGGGCAACAGTAGAAGCAGCTTTTGGCACATCTTATACTTCAGACAATGATTTTACTATAGAGTGCTGGGTTAGCCCATCAATATCATCTACATATGTGACCAGATTGTTTGGAGACACGGCAAATGGTATTGGATTATTTTGGGATAAGGGCCATATTATTTTTAAGGTATCTGAAACAGAGTTCGTAATATCCCCATTAAACTATTCTAAAAAGGCTATTCATTTAGTAGGAAAATATACTGGAAGATCTATTGAGTTATACATAGACGGAGTGTCTGTAGAGTCAAAAGCTTTAAAAAATTTTAAGTTTGCAAACTCCACAATATCTTTGCAAATAGGGCCAACTACTGATGCAGGCGATTCTTTTATTGTAGACGCTCCAGCTGTTTATAGATATTCACTATCTGATAAAACAATTATTCGTCACTATGTAAATGGCAATACTACATCTCCAGCAATTCAGGTTGCATATCCAGATGAAGGAGTTTTATATAGCGGCACAGACGCAAACATAAGACCATATTTTGACTACTCTTACCCAGTAAATAAACCTTGGACATATTGGCTAACTGATGATACATACTTTGACCTAGTTGAAAACAGTATAGGATTTTTTGAAACAGAAACGGCAGAGGCAAAAAGTCTAGTAATTGAAGATCTTATTATTATTCCATCTGGATTAAATTTAAATACATCTAAGGTTGAATGGAGAAATGATTTAGGTATAACTGTCGAATCAAGCGTTGACGGAACAACATGGGCATATTGCGTAAATGGACAACCCGTTCCTCAATATACTAAAGACTCCTTTGACCCATCTGGAAAACTATATATTAAAATAACTATGTCTACTTCAGATGCCAGCAAATATTTGCCAACCCTATCATTTTTCTGCGTGGCTTTTTATTTAAATAAAGATCTGTACGCTGACAATTATGGAGACAGGCTTTCATCTAATGCCGAATATTATTTAGGATCATTAAACTATCCTCTTTTATCCCGTAATTATTTAAATGGAATTAGGCCTAAAAATTTAACAGGATTTGATATTAGCACCCTATCCCCAATAAAGTCCGTAGAGATGTTCTTCACGCCCCTCACGTTGGCTTCTAACACCCTTTTCTACGCTTCCGACCCTTCTGCTACCAGATTGGCCTGGGACGGCTCTGGAGTCCTTTCTAAGGCCAATTTAGACAAGGTCTATGTTAATAATGTAGATGTAACTAATCAAGTAAATATAAACTCATATTTAGTGGTTGGGCAGCCTCACCATGTGGTTTTGGTATTTAATAACCCAGTTACTGGAGATCTTCAGTTCAATTATGAGACAACAGGCGGACCAAGCAATCTTTATAAGAATATAACTACCTACGAAAAGGAATTAACGGCAGAAATTGTAGAAACCCACTTCGAGCTATATACAGGAAGAGCGGTATCCACAGTCACAGAACCGTCACTGACCTTGACAGAATCTGACGTTATCGCATATAATAATGACTGGATTGTGCTACAAAGCGTATAATTTTGTCATAACCCGTGACAAAAAGCTGGACTTAAACAGTAAATAATGGTAAAATAAAAACATATGGACATTAAAAAATTAGGCGCTAGATACGATGAAAACGAAACTACTCTCGGAATCTATGTCTGGGAAATGCCAGACGGACGCTGGATTGGAGACGACGATGGGAATTTTCTTTCGGTCACGTCCCAAAAAGGAAATAGATCCAAGATCGATGCTTTGGCTAGAGAAGTACGCTCATACGGTATACATGAGGGCAGGCCTAAATTTCTTATGGGAAAACGAAAAATCAACGACGAAGAATACGAAGAGCAAAGAATGAGATTAAAGTGGGGACTTACACCAGACCCTCTTGATATTGGCGAATACAAGGATCAGATGAAGGCTCTTAAAAATGGGGGAACACGATGATAGAAGTTAATGATGATGAAAACGGTCAAGACGTTTCTATTTCTAATATTGCAGACTGGACAAGATTTAATATGCCAGTTGAAGCAAAAAGCAATGACCCATTTAAAATTGAAGGAGAGGCCTTAACTAAAGTCACAGGCCTTGGTACATCATTCCGTCGTAAAATAGGAAGAGAACTACAAAAAAGATTTCAGGGAATTGACGGAGCAGAGACACAACAGAACCTACTTGCACAAGCAATTACTGGCTATGCAATGTTTGACCTTATTGAGCCACCATACAACCTAGACTATCTATCACAAATTTATGAAATTTCACCTTACAACTATGCAGCAATTAATGCTAAGGTTTCTAATATCGTAGGACTTGGTCACGATTTTATAGAAACAAGAAAAACAAATGAAGCTTTTGATAACATTACAGACGACAAGGCACTGGAACGTGCACGTCGTAAGCTAAATAGGCTACGTCAAGATTTGTATGATTGGTTAGAAAATTGCAACGAAGAAGAAACATTCACAGAAACTTTGATGAAGGCCTACACAGATGTTGAGGCAACAGGAAATGGATTCCTAGAAATTGGCAGAACATCTGCTGGAAAGATAGGATATATTGGACATATTCCAGCAAAGACAATGCGTGTCAGACGCTTGCGTGACGGATTCATACAGCTCCTTTATGGGAAGGCTGTCTACTTTAGAAATTTTGGAGATCAAGATACTCCTAACCCAATTGATGGTGGACTAGAGCGCCCAAACGAAATTATTCACTCCCTAGATATATTATTACAGTAAAGGGGGCAAAGCTTTCTACAGAGTCAGAGCGTAAATTGCTTGAATTTTTCCAAGTTGGACTAAGAGGAAAAAATCACAGATCTTTGTATATTCCTCTTCCTCCAGATTCTCCAGACTCAAAGGTTGAGTTTAAGATGGAGCCAATTGAGGCAGGAACTCAAGAGTCTTCATTTAACGTATATCGTAAATCTAATAGAGACGAAATTCTTTTATCTCATCGTGTCCCAATTAATAAAATTGGAACTCCAGAAGGAGTTAATTTAGCGGTAGCAAGAGATGCAGATAAGACATTTAGAGAGCAAGTTTGCCGCCCAGCTCAAATGAATTTAGAAAAGAAATTAAATAAAATTATTGAAGAAATGACAGATGCCCTACTTCTTAAATTTAATGAGCTTACTTTGACAGATGAGGACACTCAATCTAAAATTGATGAGCGATATTTAAGAATGCAGGTAATTACCCCTAATGAAGTTAGAATTAGAATGGGTATGGTCCCAATTGATGGTGGGGATAAAGTCGTGGAATTAAAGCCACAGCAGCAGGCCGAGTCAAGAGCTCAGGCAGGTAAAACCAGAACTAGGGATTCAGAAAGATCGGCAAATTCTCCAGATGTCTCTGGGGAGGGTCGAAATGCACAGGGCGACGGAAGACAAGTCGACTGACCCTGCTCAACCATTATTTGCGTTATAGTCAATAACGCTATAAAATTAAGCATATGAACATTGAAAAATCTTTATGGTCTTCTAATGGCGAGAACATCACATTATCTGTACCATTCACAAAAGTCAACCGTGAGAAGAGAACTGTCTCAGGTTTTGCAACATTGGACAATGTCGATCAAACAGGTGACGTTGTCACTGCAGATGCAAGCTTAAAAGCATTTGAAAGTTTCCGTGGAAACATTCGTGAGATGCATGGATCAAATGCAGTTGGCAAGATGGTTTCATTTAAGCCAGAAACATACTATGATCCATCAACAAAAGAATTTTATAATGGAGTTTATGTTGACGCATACATTTCAAAGGGCGCACAAGATACTTGGGAAAAAATTCTTGATGGAACTCTAGCAGGATTCTCAATCGGCGGAAAGATTACAGAATCAGAAAACGAAGTTAACAAGTCAAACGGTAAGACTGTTAGATTTATTAAAGAGTACTCATTGTTGGAATTGTCAGTAGTTGACTCACCAGCAAATGAGCTATGCAACATCTTGTCTGTTCAGAAAATGAATGGTCAGCTAGTATTTAAAGGAATGGCAACAGAAGTTGTAGCAGAAAATATTTTTTATTGTGCAGATAGCGATTCGGTATTTGTATCAAAAGAATCATCTTACGATTCTCCAGTTACAGGCAAGCCTGCAACATTAATTGGTTGGGTGGAGTCAAACGATGTTAACAAAGCAAAAGAAATAGATAGAATTCTTGATTTACATAAAGAGTCAAGATTGTCATTGCCTGAAACACAAATTGCAAAACAGGCAGACATAGAAGGAGGTAAAGAAGTGTCAGAGAATACAGAAAACGTAGTTGCTGAAGATGCAGTAGCACCAGAAGCAATCGTAGAAGACACAGCAGCAGTTGCTCCCGCAGAGGAAGCACCAGCTGTTGAAGAAGCTCCTGCAGATGCAGTAGCGGACGCTTCTGCCGAAGTTCTAGAAAAAGCAGCCGACGTATCAGAAGTTATGGTTGATGAACCTGATTTTGCAAAGATGCTTGGCGATCTTAAAGGCTTTTTCTCGGATACACTAAATAAGGCTTCAGAAGCAAATGCAACACAAGTTACAGCTATTAAAGAAACAGTTGAAACTTTTAGCAAGAGCGTAGATGGTCGAATTTCAGAATTGGCAGAACAAAATGCAGCACTTTCAAAGGCTGTAGAAGATATCAAGAACACGATTGATGGCGTACAAAAGCGTGTCGACGCAGTAGAATCAGAGACTGCAATTAAGAAGTCCTCAAAGTGGAACGGTTCTTTCCTCGGTTCCGTGAATGAAATTTTTAACTAAAAAAGGTAGGTGAAAATATAAAAAGAGTAATGAAACATTAGAAAAAGCTATCGTAGCTAACACAACAGCAACCGCAGGAATGACAGGATCCCTCTCAGGAACTGGCGTACACGTAGGTGCTGATAGCAAGGGTGGTTTGCTAAATCCAGAGCAATCAGCTCGATTCCTCGACTATATGTTCGACGCAACCGTAATTGGTAAAGTTGCACGTACAGTTCGCATGAGAGCAGATACAGCAGAGATTGATCGTATGTCAGTTGGCGAGAAGCTTATGAAGCTTGCTACTGAAGGATCAAATGACAACAGCGGAAACGCAGCGGTCACATTCTCTAAGATCTCTCTTAACACAAAGAAACTTCGCCTAGATTGGGAACTTTCAACTGAGTCTCTAGAAGACAATATTGAGGGTGCAGATCTAGAAGATCACATCGCCCGCTTGATGGCAACACAAGCAGGTAACGACATTGAAGACGTAGTCCTTAATGGAAACACAGCCCTATCATCAGACTTGCTATACAAGTCATTCGATGGTGTTGTAAAGAAGGCAAAGGCTAACGGTCACGTTGTTGATGCTGGTGGAGCTGCAGTAAGCCGTGCTGTATTTAACAGCGCTCTTAAGGCTCTTCCACGTAAGTACAAGCAACGTCGTGCAGACCTTCGCTTCTTGGCAGGTTCAAACCTAATCCAAGATTTCCTATATGCTAACAGCATTGGAACAAACAACACAATTCCACAAGATATCGCTTCAAGCGTAATCCGTGGACAAGGTGTACAGCCACTAGGTGGCCCAGCAGGATATGTGGCACCATTCGCATTTGGTATTCCAATTGTTGAAGTTCCACTTCTTCCAGAGGCACAAGATGGCGATTACACAGGTGAGACTGGTAATCACGGAGATATCCACTTGACATTCCCAAATAACGTAGTTATTGGTATCAAGCGTGATGTAACTGTTTACCGTTTCTTCTGGCCAAAGAAGGACTCAATCGAGTACACAATGTATACTCGTGTTGGTGTCGAAATCGAACAAGCTGACGCTTGGGTCGTAGTGAAGAACGTAAAGGTTGCTTCATAATAGGATTAAATCCGCAAGAAAGGCCCCCAATTAATTTTGGGGGCTTTTCATTTTAATTTAGTAATGCTATAATTGAATAACCTAACAAAGGAGATTATATGTCATTTGAGACATTGAAAGTATCTGAACTAAAGAAGATTGCCGAAGATTTCGCAGTCGACACAGAAGGCCTAAAGAATAAAGCCGACATTATTGCGTCTCTAGCCGAAGAAGGCGTAACTTGGTCTGTATACAGCAAGACCCTTGAAAAGATCGAAGAGGATGAAGACGATATGGCAGTAGAAGTATTACCAAAGTTTGATCCAAAAGCTGAACATCCAGCAAACACAGCATTAGTTAGAATGACCAGAGCTAATTTTAGATATGATATTATGGGACACACGTTCACAAAAGAACACCCATTTGTAGCAATGAATGAAAAAGATGCTCAAGAAATTTTTGATAAGGAGGAGGGCTTTAGATTAGCAACTCCAAAGGAAGTCCAGGAGTATTACAACTAATCTAGGCCTACAACATGGCAGAGATATTAATAAATAGTCAATCACCAATAACACATAAAGTTTTTTGGAATGGTGACGTAGCAAATGCAGACGTGCTTCCTACAGTTAGTTTGTATGACGTTACGCTAGATCCTGCTATTAGTCCAACTATTAGCCCTACACAAATTATTACAACCTTGACATCTTCACTAGATGAAAATAATCCTGGAACATATGTAGTAAATATTCCTTATCAGTACACTAATAGAAATAGAACATTAAGGTTAGAGTGGAACTATTCTGTTGAAGGAACAATGGTAAAAAAGTCTGACGAAGTTTTTGTAGTAACTCCATATGTAGATTTTAATCATGTAGTGGATATGAATTTTAGTACAGACTCTTCAGATCCAGGGTATAAGTCTTACAAAGAACTTATTCTTGCAGAAAAATATGCCCGTAAGGTTATAGAGCAACACACAGGACAAAACTTTTATTTAGAAGACGAGGTCTTTGTTGTTTACGGACACGATTCAGACATACTTCCTTTACCTTCAAGGGTTGCTGATGTGTATAGCTTATACGCTAGAGATGTTGTGCTATTTGACACTATCCAGCAAATAAAAAATTGGGGCTACGATGTAATTATTAGTGAAAGTGGATATGGAATAAGAATTGATCGTGCTAGCATGACAGATAATACAGTATATGTAGCAAACGGTATGGTTCCTCCAAGCATAAATGATTATGGAAATGGAGTCTTTCAATCTGGAGTTCCTTATAAAGTTTATGGAAGATTTGGTTGGCAAAAAGTTCCAGACGATGTAGAGCTGGCAGCCATAGAGTTAATGAAGGACTACTTTGCTAAAGACACAACATGGAGAAATAAATACATAAAGAAAATATCAACATTTGATTGGGACTTTGAATATACTGGAGAAGCACATACTGGAACAGGCAATGCATACGCAGATAAACTGTTAGCAGATTATGTTCTTACAACTAAGGTAGAAATTATATAATGAACGACTTAATAGACTCAGTGTTGTCTATGCATTTAGATGTTTATAGGCAAACTGAAGTGCAAGATCCCGATACGGGGGCTATTGTTCGTGAGTGGTCATATTATAAAACTGTAAATTGCCATGCAAAGGGTGTTATTAGCAACTCTGCAACAACAAGATCAAGCGATAAGCAAATATTTTCAAACAAGTATTTAAATGATCAGGTTATTCAAGTTAGAACTTCTGAAAAGCTAACCCCAAGAGAAAAGGTTACTAACATTAGAGACAGCAACGGAAACGTTATTTGGAACGAAATAAATTTTCCAAGTGAGACCCCAACCGTATTTGAAGTAATGGGAACAACTCCAATCACAGATCCATTCGGTAAGGTTATAGCATATAGCTCATCAATGAAGAGATCGGAGAATCAACAAATTGGACAATAGCGGTCTTTTAGTTCAAGCATCCAGCGGTCTTGAAAGACTGATGGGTGGCTCAGGTCCAGGCGGAGTTTTAAAAGACAGTACAGTTGCACAAGTGTCAGCATATGTTTACTATCAAGCAAATGTAATTGCAAAGCTGACATCAAACAAACAATTTCAAAACACTTTTACTAAAACAATATTTGATCAGATTAATCAAGATTTTGGACTGTACATAGACTCCCTTGCTAGATCTAAGCCAAAGTCTTTACATCACGTTTACGAATGGAACAAAACTGGAACTCCAGGAGCAAGACTTTTTAAGATAAATAAAGTTTCTCAAAGTGGACTATCATTTAGCTTAAACTATGAATTTAAAATGTCTAGGTCTATGGTTCCAGCACCAAAAGGCAAAAGAAGACATATGTTTGCAAATAAAGCATTTGTTATGGAAGAGGGCAAGCCTTTGGTCATAAGACCAAAAAATTCAGAAAGACTTGTTTTTGAGTATAATGGGGAAACTGTTTTTATGCCAAAGGGCGCATCAGTTACAGTTAGAAGGCCAGGAGGATCAGGAGCAAGAAATCAATTCACTCTAGCCTATTCAAGATTTTTTAGCGGGCAGCTAGTAAACAATTCAATTAAAAGCTCTGGATTTCAAAAGATATTTAACTCTAGTTTAACAAGAGCTATGAACCTGCCAGTAAATATTAAAAAAGTTCAGTATAAGTTTTCTGCTAATACTGTTAGATCTCAAGCGGACGCTGCCCTAGCCGCAGCATTTGGAAGTGCACTATGACAGCAAATTATAAATTAGTCGCTATGCTAGAGCTTAGAAAGTACCTTTGGCAAGAGCTTTATACAAAAAACATCTTTGACGAAAACGATTACTGGAGTGATAATCTAAACGAAAACATTGTTCCCATTATCCCAGTACAGCAGGCGGCGGAAATGAATCAATTCTTGAGCGGAAAGAAGCACATAGTATACGATAAGATTGGAATGTCTTACGACGACAATTGGCTTATATGCTGTGAGCAGGTAATGTTTACCCTATACTCAACATCTGTCTCGGACATAAACGAGATAAGAAACTATATGACAGATGAGTTCAGAAGAATGGATGAGTCTGCCAGAGATATAAACAAATGGGCAGATCTATCAGATAAGTTTAAATTCCATAGCATTTGGGTAGCAGATATTTCTCCTACTGCCCCTTCAGAAGAGCTTCAAGGATTCTTCTCGGCAGAGGTCATATTAGAAATTAAATATTCAAGGATCACAGATTCTCAAGGCAGGTTCCTCTAGGGGTTTGCCTTTTTACCCTTAATAGACTAAAATTGTACCAAGAGGGAAGAGGCCTAGCCAGCCAAGATTTTTAGATTTACAATTTAATAATTAAAGAATTACAGAATTCCAGGAGGTGGAAACACAATATGGCACAAAACGCAGGTAATGCTAAAAACATTCTCGTAGGTGCATCACCGTTGTTTATTTCGAATATCGATTCAACAACATCAGGATACGCTACATACGAAAACTCAGAACCAGGCACAACAGCCGCTGGAGCATTTGCATCAGGAGAGTCTTATACAGATACTCTTAATGCTAAAGACTCTGGTACTTTCTATTACAGAAACGTTGGTTTTACAAACAATGGTTTGCAGATTACATACAACCCAACATATGATTCAGTAACTGTTGACCAGTTGCTCGATACAGCTAAGCTGTTTAAGTCAGCTATGGAGGTTATGATCGCAACTGAAATGTCAGAAGGTACTCTAGAAAACGTTCTAGTTATTTTCGGACAACCAGACGATCCAACTAACAACACCGCAATCTCACAAAATAACACAATTATTTCTACAGGTACAGGTGCTACAAAGAAGGATACATTAGGTCTAGCAGCAGGAGCTCTTGGTATTGCACCAACAGAGCGTCAGCTTATTGCAGTCGGTCTAGCACCAACTACATCAGGATCTAGAACAGAGCGTGTATACTATGCACGTCGTGTTCTTTCAGTACAGCAATCAGCTTTCACATTGGCAAGATCAGCCCCAACTACATTCCCAGTAACATTCCGTCTTCTTCCAACCGCTATGAGCGGCTACGAAGGACAAGAGTACGGTAAGATTATTGACCGTGTATTGGCAGTATAATTAAGTAATT